ATTATAGACTACTTTTGAGAGTTTGTCAATAGTTTATTTTGTTTTTTTATGTTTTTTAGCAATATCTCCAAGCATAAATATTATATCCATTGTTTTGACAATATCATATTTCTTATGTATTTCGCCAAAACATTTAGGGCATACAATAAAATCTACATATCCAAAAGACTCATCCCAACTAGTTTCTCTTCTACAAATAGCACACTTCATTTTGTTTTCTCCTTTCTTATTACAATACAATTATAAACTATGAATAATCGGAAGTCAACCCCTTTTTATGTTTTTCTTTGTATTTATGTTGTTAATTTTTTCACAAGTGCGCCCGGACCATGTCAAACATATGTTCGTTTTAATTTTGGGAATAAAAAAGACGAACTTTCGTTCGTCTTTTCGTCTATTCTCCTTTTTCGGAAATTACTTTCTTTTTTTCTCTAATCTCTTTGTCTTTTCGGATTTTTTCCGCTTTCTTTTTTTCGGCTTCAATTTTTTTCTGTTCTTTTTCGGCAACTTTCATTTCATAATCTTGTGCCATTTCATAACCGTCATATGGTTCTGTGCCTTTGTTTGCACCCGTTGGAACTTTTACGGTTACAACGATGAAATCTTCGTTGCCCTCGCACCCTACAACGGGAATTGCAATCTCATTAGATTTTACTCTCAAAACTTCTTCATCTTTTTCCAAGAAATTATCAATAATTTTCTGAAGATAATCGTTTCTTAAAATTTCTCTTTCTACTTTTCGGGATATTGCCATTGTCAAATTCTCCTTTCTTTTACTTTCTATAATTATTATAGCAAAATTTTAAAAATTTGTCAAATTATTTTTTGTTCTATTTTAGGAACAAAGGGATATAAAACATAATAGGAATTGAAAGAAGAAGTAAAAATCCAAAAATTCCTCTTTCGGTTTTTTCCTCAAATACTGCACAAGTAATAGCGAATATGAACCAAAGTATAAGTATAATCCAAAGCATTGTTTTTATCTCCTTTCTTTTGATATACACATTATACAATAGATATAGAGGAAAGTCAACCACCTAAACGAACATTAAGAACGAACGTATGTTCGTCTTTGCGCGCCCGGGCGACTCGGCGCGAACGTATGTTCGCACCTACATCCATCTATCCATATTGCGTTTAGTTACCTTTTCTCTTTTCTTTCTTTTATCTGTATAAACACCTGTTCTAAAAGGTATATCCTGTATTGGCTTAGTCTGCCTTACTATGTCAATACCCTTTATTGTTCCTACTGTTATATTCTTCTTCTTTGACATCTCTATGCCCTCCCAAGATACTCAAGTCTGCGTGGCACTGTGACAATGTACCATCTCATCACATCGGATTTACATTTACGCATCCATCTATTGCGGTCGTTCTCCTTAATGATACCGAGAACTATCATTCTGTTTACCATTTCCATCTTTGTCATTTGTCTTTACCTCTCTTTCTTTATCTGTCTATATTATAGTCGATGCAGAAAACAATTGCAATACCTTTTTATGTTTTTCTTTGTATTTTTATACACTCACGGCCCGGGCCGACCGAACATATGTTTAATTAGAAAGAATAAAAATGAGGGCTTGCGCCCTCTGCGGTACCTCTACAGCGATGTATGCCCGTTTTGCCTATTCCAACCGCTACGGGATTTGGTTCACACTTATATACCGCAACGCTGAGACCCTTGCGGTGGTGGGACTTTATCAGCAAGACTTATCCGTTCTGTGTAGAACTCCCTCTTCGGTTCGGCTTGCTTCCCTCACCTTGTATCTATATTATAGTATGAATTTGATTATTTGTCAACACTTTATTTTGTTTTTCTTTGTATTTATTTCGTTAATAAATTATTAACGAAGTCGCGCCCGGTCAATTTTAACCCGGACCGGCGCGAACGTACGTTTGATGAAGAAATAAAAAAATAAGCCTTTCGGCTTATTTACTGAAGTTCAAATTCTTCGATTTCATAAAGAGGAATTCCTTCTTCATCTTCGCAGAACCAAGGATGCTCATATTCCTGATTTTCTGCTATCCACTTTTCTGCATCTTCTCTTGAGGCATATACTGCCTGTGCTTCTCTGCAACCATATTCATCATCTACCATCATGTTTACTACGTATACCTTCATTGTTCTATCTCCTTTCAATCTCTTAGCTTGTCTATATTATACTCTTTATAGCTTGCATTGTCAAGCTCTATCTTGTACTTCGTTTGATATAATCAGTTCGACTCGAAGGTCGAGGGTCGAGGGTCTAGTGCAGACCCTCGATTACCCTTATCAGCTGAGTCTCGGTGGTGAATGTGGCTCTTTCAAACTTGAGCTGATATGTGATACCGTTCACTATCATATCCGGACCTTCCCACCACTTCAGTGTGTCCTTTTCCCAAGTCTGTCCGAAGTATTCAGCCATTACATATTCAAAATCGTGGCCTTTATTGCTACCATATACAGGTGTCAGCATTTCGTGAACTTCTTCGAAGTGTTCAATGGTGCAGACCTTGAAAGCACCAGCCTTAATCATAGCCTTTTTCTCGTCGGCTGTAGGTCTAAAGCGCATTGATACAGCGCCGCCCTTGCTCTTAGCGGCTCTATCGAGCACACAGCCCAGGCCGTTGAACACGCTCTCGTATGCCCATACGAAACCATCACGCGCGAACCCGTCAAAATGACGCTCGCATGCTTCGAAAGTCTTGTAATTGTCAACCATAGTTCTAAGTTCCATTTTAGTACCTCCTTGCTATGGTTAGATTATAAGCCCAACGGCTATGTTTTGTCAATTGAAAAAATCAATAATAATAGCAGAGTATTATTAATAAAATCAATAACACAAAATCAGTAAAATCTATTGACAAACACATAAAATTGTGATTGGACTTTGTGATATTTTTAACAAGGGATCTCAAAATATTTGAGGCGACCAAAAGAATATTTGTTCTTTTTTGTTCCCTAAAAATCTTTTTGTTAACCTAAAGAATATTTGTTCGGATTGTTGTTTATTTATTAACAATCCGAATGTATGTTCGCTTGTGAAACTTTTAACAAGTGGATCCCATATGAACATATGAACATATGAACATATAAACATATGTTCGACCATACATACATTAACATATGTTCATATGTTCATATGTTCACTGATGAAGAGGCACTCTCATACACGCCCTCGGGCGTTTCCTCTGACGGATCCCGATGGTATGGTTAACAATATGTTCTTCATTAAGTACAAGATTGGTAGTTGACTTATGCAACCGACGAGAGTACAATCTAACCATCAGATACAGACACAGACCGCAAGGCGGTCATCACAGAGAGGAGACAGACAATGTATAACGACCTTATCAGAGAAGCAACAGCAGAAGAAATGGCAATCTATCATAGAGTCGAAGACGTACTCGATACACTGACCGAAGACGAAGAAACACGTTTCATCGAAACCGTCGGAGACAGAGTATATGACTATACTCGTAGCAAAGCAATTTATCAGAGAGCATACAGACTCGGAAAAAAATACGGTTTCACCGTTGAAGAACTCGAAACTTGGTACTGCATCGACTAAGTCGAAACAATAAAGTCCCTTATAAGGGACTTTTTTATTGCTTTATTCTCTGACGCTAAAATTTGCCCTCTGACGCTCAAAACTTAATCAATTGATAGATTATACCATTTCAATAGTTTTGACCGTCAGAGGGCAAAATTTGACCTGTGAGGGGTATGCCCATGTGAAAGTACACCATAATATCCCGGCCCTGTTTTTATCAATGGCCCTCTCTTTTTTAGAAAAGTAGTACCTAAAACGGTTTTAGATTTTCCGAAAGCAGTTACTTAAACCTACCGCCCTGGTAGGAATTAAAATCCTAAAATATACCCCGGCTTGCTTATGGGTTAGAGGCCTTTAACTCTCCGGTCAGACCCTATGTCCTGGTACAAAATATCCACGAAATAAAAAAATAGACCTACACGTAGTAGGCCTTTCTTTTACCTTTATTTTTAACCTTCACATCGCAGCTTTTAATTTTCCCCTCTCGTATAAGGTTCGTACAAATAGCAGTGAGCCTTTGACGCGTCAACGTTGAGCCAATTTTCTCCGCCAACTCATCAATTTGAATTGGCTCCTCCGTTAGCGCCTCACAAATTAATTCCTCGTAACGCTTATTTTCGACGTAATTTGCACTCTCCTTACTCACTTGATTCGCTCGCGCGCTACGTTCGTCCAGCTTCGCCAATTCAGCCTTGCAGTCTTCAATTAGCTCTTCCGTAATATTCCCAGCTATAACCGCTTCAAGTCTTTGTCTCCTAGTCACTTAACTCTTCCTCCTTTTTCAATTGCTTCATTAAATTTGTTGTACTTGCAAGTCTCACATTCCGTCTGTAGTTCATCCTCAATCGGCTTGATAGTAATACATTGCCAATTTTCTTTATCTGCATTACCATTGTAAACTTCTATTATTGACTCAATCTTTACTTCTCCGTCCATAAAACTCTTCCAACTCTACAAACTTCTCCAAATACCATATGGCTTTCTTTATATCTTCCAATCCATTTTTATTTTTGTGTCTGTAAATGTACTTAAATGCATTACAGATACAGAAATTTTTAACTGCCTCTGCGCCCTGCGTTTCAACCATTACGTCGATTGATTCATACTTGCCTGTCGCATAGTGGGGAGGATGATTTACGTAATCTGTCATTGACTACCTCCTTTTTTTATATAGGTTTAACTTACTTACTATAATAATTATAACTGAATTTTAAAAAATTATCAAATTTTCATGACTAACGTATAAGTCCTCGCGAAAATTTGACTTCTGCGCGCGTCCGTGTTATACTTAAACTATGGAGGGCACATAAATGCAGAATAGACTTAAACTTAATTTTGATTTAGAAACTGCGGCTGAACGAGCACAATTTATTCAAACTTATCTGGTCCAGTTTCCTGATTTGACTAGTTCTGAAGCCTCCACAATTGCGGATTATTTGTTATGGGGCAAGGATGGCAGTGGCGCGCCTATAGGTAAGGACACCGGATTGGAAACGCGCTGGACGAAAACAAACGAAGCTGAATCGCTCGATGCGGTTTTGGAGAATCCTGCCATGAGTAATGCGCAATTGTATACGTTAAATGATGCGGTTGTTTTAAAAAAGAACAGAGACGTTTTTAATAGAGAAGAAGCAAGAAAAGAAGCACCGGAATTTCTGCGGCCGACCTTTGAGGAACTGTGGAAGACGATTGACGAGATTGAGCTAGAGATTAACTTTTATGAAGAGAGGATTGGAAAAAGAGAGAAACCGCCAAGAGATGAGTTAGTTAAGCGTTTTACTGACGAAGAAGTTGAACGTATACGCGCGCGAAGCCAAAAACTTAATCAGTATGGATATTTGAAGTTGAGACATAGGATAAGAGAGTTGAGAACAGAACAGTTCACAATTAGAGACTCTTACCGCTCAACTTTTAATATAACCCAATCAATCTATGCGCCAAAGCATAGAAGTTTTGTTTTTGACTGCGACGTGGAGGTACTGCCGCTAGGTGTAAAAGAAGGGGCAACTGGAGATATAGTTTTCGATATAAACTTTGACCCGCGCGCACTCGACGAAGAACAGCTACGTTTGATAAGTAGGTTGGTCTGGAAGAAAAAGAATTGTCAAAAGCCAAAGAATGAAATTTTTGACTTTAGAGATTTAGAAGCGGTTTATCAGTTGTATTTATTTAAAGAAGAATTTGATGAACGGCTTGAACAAGTTAAACTAGACCACATTGTAGAGAACAACTTACGCAACCTACTTGATACACTTGATTTCTATGAACAAATGGCAGACTTAACTGACGTACAGCGTGAAATTTTGAAGCTAAAAGAACAAAAACAGAAAAACGCAGATATAGCGGGGTATATTAATAAGAAATATGGAAAGAGCTATACTGCGAATTATATAAGTACTATATTTAAGCAGAAAATTATAGTGAAGATTAACGAGGCCGCGCAACTACATCAAGATACAATTGAAAATTGTTTTTTCGAAGAGAACTTTAAAAAATGTGGTTGCTGTGGTAGGATTTTACTTTTAGATGGAAGAAATTGGGTTAAGAAAACCAGAAGTAAAGACGGATTCCAGAGCAGATGTAAAAGATGCGAAAGGGAACTCCGAAAAAAGAAAAAGGAGGATGGGTAAGTTGGCTTTTAAAAAGAATAGTCCTGAGAACTTACTTTCAGAAATTATAAAATTAGAACCAATTGAGTTTCTTGGGATTTGTAAAATAGTTGGGGTTGACGTTATGAAGCCAATAAGTACAACTGTAGAGGATATTACAGAGGCTGACGAAGAGGGCGGCCAAGCGACCGCACATATGAAACTTGAAGTAGAACCCCGCGAATTTA